AAATGCTCCAGCTGCAAGATAAACAGGGTTCTTCATGTTCTTCATTATTCTCCACCTAACATAGATACTTGAAAAAAAGCACCATCATTGTCAGCCGTTTTCTTAAACGAGACATGCATGTGCTTAACGTGTTTGTTAGCCCCTGTGTACTTGCGCCACTTCCAGTTAAGGATGCTGGAGCAAATTCGTCCATCGAAAATGATGTAACTAATACGCTTGTCTGCTTTTGACTTTGATAAGGTACGAAGCTGATCTGCAAGATCGCCCATGATGTCGGGCTTGCTACCCTTGAACAGGTCACGGTCGAGATCAATGGCACGAACCCAGCCTTGCTCATCTGGATTATGATCAGACTTGCGAGCAGCGTGTCGGGTATCACCAATCCAGCCATCCGATAGCCGGTCACGATCTGGGAATGAGTCATCGACTTGCTCCCTTAATTGAATCGCAGCTTTACTTAGCTTCGGCTTCATCCGCTAAACTCGGTGTGGATTGTTCCGCTTGCTGCTTGTCGTATTCGACCTTAGGCATTGAGGTAAATGACCCGTTGCCGTGATCTATAATTACAAAATCACTCAATTTGCCTAATGAGTTTTCAATTTCAATTATTTCAATTTTATCCATTTTTATAACTCCGCACTAAATCCGAGGAAAGCACCTGCGCCATTGCCTCTAATGTTTACAATTTGTCCACTAGTTAAGCCAGAGGCCACGTTAGCAGCAACTTCTACTGTGTTCTCATTTCCAACACTATAAGCAATGTTGGTGACTGCAATTTGCCCAACTGTATTTAGGATAAATAATTGCAATGTAGTCCAGTCAATCGTGCTTGGCGTTGTTCGCATTGTCTGAGGCATACGCACCTGCACAAATGCGTTAGTTGTGCTTGAAGCACCGCCTACTGTGGAAAATGTTGCAGCACTTGATGAAGTAGTGCGGTAGTAATAACGCTGGCAAGCGGCTAATTCTCCTTGGATTGTTCCCGTTGCAGTCTGGAAGGGGGTTGCCTTTGCTCCGTACTCAACCTGCACACCCCAAATGTCAAAAGTATTTGATTGAATACCTAGTGAACCTGAACGCGCATTAAAATCTGATCCAGCCGATAGCATCATGTTTAATGCAAGTGCGCTGCCTGCTCCAATTGTCTTTCCGCTAACAGAGGGAATCGCAACAGTTAATGAATATCTTGCCCATGATGTTGAAAGTGTTGCTTGTCCAGCGTATGTATTAACATTAGCTGAACCTCCGCCACCAAAAACCTGAGCGAACTCGATTGCTATTTTAGGAGTGCCAGTAGCAGCCTTGGCAAAAAAAGAAACAGTCACAGTTTGACCCGCAAAAGATCTTACATCTTCTATGAACTGTCGCAACCATGTTCCAGCGGAAGAAAGTGTTTGACCTGTGCTTACCAAGCGCGCAAAGTTTGTACCTTCATAACCTGCTATGGGTGCTGCGCCCGGGGTAAAGGTTTGTGGAGTGTAGGTATTTGTACCATCTGCAAAAAATGTAATCCAACGATCAAAGCCATAACCGCTAGCAGTGTTGCTAGTAAAGGCTCTCTGATTAATTCTAAAATCGCCATTAATAATTTTATTTTTACCCGCTTGACCATAGCCGACATTCCAGACTGAGGTGTCGATGGCATCGCCCAATGTGCGAATGTCTGCTGCCCCATTTTTTACAAGGCTGCTGTTATCAGGTTCTGACCAGCCATAAAAAGGTGAAAGTGCCATTAAGTTAATGCTCCTGTCGCGTTAGTCCAAGTTAGTATAGCATTTACGCCGTCCCAATCTAATGAGGCTGGCAATACTGTTTCCCATTGGGTCGTGGATAATGAGAAGTCTGTTGCTGAAACAAAAAGGGTAAGGTCTACAGATGATGGAGTAGCCCTTACAGCGATGTTCTCCACAAAGCCATCGAACTGCCCGCCGAGTAGATTGCTAGGCAGGTTAGTGATTAACACAGGCTGACCAAAAAAGATGTTAATTAATCGATCTAGATCTGCGCTAGGTAGGTCTGGATTATCGAGGCGAAAGGTAATGGCTTCAAGTGAGCCTCTAGGATTCTTTCGCAGATTAAGTTCTCTAGAGCCGATGTTAGTAATGTCAGTCAGAGTCTTGATGTTTGACTCAAATGAACGTTCGTAAAGCCCGTACGTGGCAATAGAATCGGTGTCAGAGGTACTGTAGGTCGAGGCGTATCCTGTGCCGTATTTATAGATCAAACTGTTGCGAATGCGATTAGTAGTCGTAATGGAGCGGATAGTGCTAGGGCTTGAATAAGAGCCGTTAATGTTAGTAAAGCCATTAGCTGCAAGATATGTGCTGCGATGGTCTGCATCATCATAGGAAACCAAGCCATTTTTTTCTTCATGCATTTGACCGAGCGCGCTGTTAGCAATCTGATCTGTCAAGGTATTAGATCGGGCTGTAGCCGATGCAGCTAGGTTAATCATGGTGTAGAAGCCTGGGTCAATAGTGCCGATGTAGGACTCTGCATCTTCCCATGTGACAGTTGCTGGGTATGTGTCCCATGTAAGGGTGGGCGTGACCTCAGCCCATGTCAGGTTAAGGACATTGTCAACAATCGCTGCGATCTGTGCGCCATCTAGGGCTTCTGCAAGGGCTGTGTTATAGACCGACTTAGTAAGTTTAGCAAGGAAACCAACGCCTAAGATCCTGCCATAAGTGACAAAGCCTGATTCCTCAGGGCTACGGACTCCGATTGTGAAGTCTGAGACTTCACCGCCGTACATAGTCACATAATTGCCAGCACTATCTTTAAGCTCTAAGGTCAATGCATCTGTGACATTGATAGTGAAGGGTGAGCCATCTGTGTTAATGATGTCTACTTGGCAGTAACCTGCTGTGCATTGGCGATCGATATCAATTCGACCAGCGGAAAAGGATACAGCGGTGACAGTCGTATAAACATCATCACCTACTGTTACACGCCACTCAGGAAGCCAAGTCATTAGTCGATCCCGAAAACATCTACTGTGCCACGATTACCAGCACTTCTAATAATCTCGACAACCTTCTCAGCTACAGCATTAGGATCTGTGAAAGGATCGCCTGTAATAGTGACTGCGATTGGATTGTTAGCCGCTGCCGCTGTTGCTGCTGCAGCTGCTTTTGCATTAGCTTCTTGTAATGCTTTAAGTGCTGCATCGAGTAATGCCTGTGCCGCCCCAGCTGCTGCTACTGCATTACGTTGAGCGTAAAGGTTTCCTTCTGCAAGTGCTTCTGCGGCTTTTGCTTCTGCTTGTAATGCAGCAATCTTTGCCTCGGCTACTTTGGCTTCTGCTTTTAAGGCGTTCGCTTCTGCTTCGGCTTTTTCTAATAGAGCTTTAGTGGTTGCATCACCTAGACCGCCTGTGCTTGTTGCGCCTGTAGAACCTGTTGCGCCTGTAGAACCTAAAGCACCTATAGCAGCGTTAGCTGCTGCCTGTGCCGCTCCAAAAGCAGAGTTCCACTCTGTTAGGTTAGGTCGAATGACTGTGGTTGCTACAGAGTTAGCAAATGATGACCATTCACGACCATTAGCCTGTATCTGTGTCTGGACAGAAAACATCGACTTAGTAAGTTCATTGATCGATGCAGTAAGAGGATCGATCTTCCATTCACCAAATGGATCTTTCATCTCCATTGTTTTAATGGATGTCAGTAACTCATTTAATTCTTTAGTCTTTGTTTGAGCAACTTCTAAAGCCTTTTGATACTTTTCAACATCGGTAAGGTTTTCATCAAGGATTGCCTTCATGAGCTTTAGGCGGATTTCATCCTCTGCTGAGATTTTGCCCTTGAGGGCTGCTTCAATCTGAATCTTTTGTAGGTCAAAGACTGCTCTGGCTTTAGCAAGCTTAAGTTGATCTTTCTGCGTTTTAAGCAATGCATTTTGATTCTTAGTCAATGCCGCTGCTTGCGCCTTGGCTTGCGCCTCGGCTTTCTTTCTAGCTGCTAAATCTGCCTTTTGAGTATCCTGTGAAGAGACTGACATCGAGATATTACCTAGACCCTGAAAAGCGGTAGGATCCTTAAAGAATAAATCAAAACTACCTAGAGTTTTGGTAATAGCAATAAACTTGCCAGCTTCTGCTGTGACATAGTTAAAAGCGCGTGCAATCTTATCTATTGCACTAATGATCGGATCAACTGTGCTTGAACCTGAGGCAGTCTTTAATGCATCGACAAAACCTTTACCGATTGTTTCTTTAGCATTGTTAACTGCTACCTGTAACTTGGCGATTTCGCCTGCATAGGTATTAGCAGCGGTTGAAGCTTGACCTGCGAACAATACGGATAATCTTGCTTGGATTTCTTCAAAGCTGGCAGATGTAAGCTCTGCCTTGCTTAGTCCTACACCTAAGCGACCTAATGCCTGTGTTTGACCTAAGTATGCCTTTTGTAGGCTCTGAGATACCTGCGTAAGGCTTTTGCCTGTACCTGCTGAAATGTCAAGAGCAAGGTTAAGCAATTCCTGAGACTTACTAACTGACAATGTCGAACGAAGAAAGCGATCCATGGCAGGGCGCAACTCATCGTCAAGCACACCTGTCTGCTGCTCTAGGCGTGAAATGTAGCCATTAACTGTAGCTGCGCTGCTACCATAGGCCAAACCTAGATTTTGTAAAGTCTTACCTAATGCTTGAGCTGCTTTGTCATCTTCTGCAAAAGCCTTAACTGCTCGACCAATACCACGAACACCAAAAGCAAGTCCTAATGATTTAGCAAGAGTTTTAACACTTTTAGACAGTTTCTCGGTAGATGTCTCGGCTTGCTTAAAGGCTTTCTTGCCTGTGAACTCTGCCGCAATGTTAATTGCTACATTACTCATGCAGCTCTCCTTACATCTACCATCGCTGTACGGCGATTAAATTTTGCTGTTGTATTTTCAATCGATTTGAAAACTGCTGCGTTAGCCTTACCCTGTGTTTTGTCCCATGCTCTAAAAATTAAGCGACCCATCATGCGATGATCGCCTCTCTTATTAGGGCCATAAAGCTGACCTAAATTAGAAATGAACTGATTGCCAGCGTAAGGATTGTTTGATCGAGAGACACCTTTAGATGCTCCACCTGCACGAGGCCCGACCCAATCCTGACCTTGCCCATTCTTGCGACCAGCAGTTTCATAAATCGCACCTTGCATGGATTTATTCTGGATGCGAACTGCATTAACGAAACCTGCTCGGTTAGGCTTGGATGGCGTTGTTTTGTAAATAATTCCAGCTCTGATTTCTTTAGAGTCGTACTTAGGAAATCTTGCACCGCGAGAAGTCTCTCGCTTAGTCCATCCTGACATTGGCGATGAAAGAGGCACAAAAGATCTAGCCTCATTGACGATAGGCTTTAAGACTCCGCCTAATTCTTTGGTCAATTCTTTTGCTAGATCTGGAGCATATTGTTTTAACGCTTTACGAAGTGCGACTGCGCCTACGACTTCTGTTGGCATCTGCTGACTCCTTCGCTTCGTCTGTAAGACCTTGAAACAATGCATTAAGCATTGTTCGATCTAGCTCTAATAATTGCTGTGGCGCGATCCCTAACCTAATGCTTAGCCTAGCAATTAGGTAGGTGAACGGAAGATCGCGCTTTAAGCTAAAGGGTCTGAGTCCTCCACAGAAACACTTTTTAATGTTTCGATGAAGTCAATCCCGAAAGGCTTAACAGTTTCACCTGACCTGCGTGTTACTTCCCATGCTAACCAATAGACATCGCT